TTATGTTTGCTCCAGTACACTCAAAATAACGTCACATGAGCTTGCGGTATCGGAGGTGACAATCACAGTCTCAGATGCCTCTAAAATAATCTTACCGTCTAACGCAGAAAGCGCAGAATTGGCTGGAATTGGAGCGCCTTTGATTAGATATACGCCAGCCATTTGCACGTCCACTCTAATTTGTGATCCCGTGCGGTTAGCCAGATTACACCCAATAACCACCGAGGTCGTAACATTCGGAACAGTGTAATTTGTAGCGGGGCTTGTGCCGACATTGGCAGAAGTATAATTTTTAAACGTATTTGCCATGTTCTATCCTATCATCCCAACGCGATTGCAAAAGCAAGTGCCTCGCCTGCTTGGTCTACATCTAAATTTGTCCGTGTGGTGGCCGCATCTGATACATTGAGGGAACCAGTAATCCCGACGTTGGCTGTGAAGGTTCCGCCGGCGAAAGTGGGCGAGTTAGTGACGGCGACGGCTTGGCCAATTGAAAAAACAGTCCCGGTTAGCGCCACACCCGTCCCGGCGGAGTAAACCGCAGTTGAGGCTACTTGAGTAAATGTGATTGCAGTTGTGCCAAACGTAATGACGCCCGAAGTGTTCATCACATAAAGCTCGCCAGAGGATACATTTCCCTCAAGTACAAAGAAGGCGTCGCCCTCTCCAAAAGCATCAGGGTCACTTGGGCCGTAACTGTCAGCGTCAGTAGCCCGGGTCATTACCCAATTTGCGCTTCCAGATCCAATATTGGAAACTGTGTAAACCCCGTTTTGAGCGCCAGCGGTTTGAGCTGAAACTAAAACACGATTTCCCACTTGCATTGTGACGCTATCAATCACTAAAGCAGCCTGTGTGGCCGAATTAGTCAGGGTAGCGCCAACGCCGCTGGAGCCGTTGTTGTAGGCCGCAGAGAGGGCAGTTTTAGCCTCAACGCGAACTGGGGCATGATAGTGGAGACCGGCGGCGGCTATCGTGTCAACGTATTGCTTTGTCGCCGCTTGTAGATTTGCAGTTGGATCAGCGCCTAAAACTAAACTTCCAGACATTGTTCCGCCAGATTTCTCAAGCTTGTCAGTGTTTAAATTGTTAAAGTTAGCGTCAACCTCATTGTGAGTTAATGACGAACCTTTTCCTGATCTTGTTACAATGGTCGCCATGCTTCACCTTAATCCAAAGTTATGTCAATGTCACCGGCCGGGATGCGAAGCACGTCGCCAGCAGTAATTGTTTTACTTACGCTTAGGCCGGCGTAAGCTATCTGGGTGCCGCTGGCTTGTGAGTCAAACACTGCAATATACGATATAGTTCCCCAAGTTCCCGTCGCCGCTGGAAATTCGATAACATTACTATTAGTCCCAGTATTGCCGCTAACTGTAAATGTTGCAGGCTTTCGGACATATCCATTACCAGATATTTCCGAACCCCCCTGACCTTCGCCCGGGTTGGAGGTGAACAGCCCAATATACCAAGCAGTCGGACGTGTCACTGAAGATGCGTTAAACGCAAAATTCAGAATTATTGTTTCGTATGTATTGGAAAAGCTCACGATAGCCCCCTAATTTTTATGCGGCGGCCAGAGCCACCAGATTTCACTGCGTCACTTTCTATGTTAATAGCATCAATCGCGCTCTGAAACAATGCAGCCCACACGTTAAGCCTAGCGTCGTCAGCTAGGTACGGAGCCGAATGGATTAATGAGCCATAAAGGTATGCGTCTTGGTAGTCCTTTAAAAGCCAATTGGATGCGTTGGATGCGCTCAATGGATCAATCTTGCTGTAATAATACAGCTCAGTAGCGAACGACTCAGACGGAGTTGGAAACAACTCTATTTCTCCAGCGGTGAGCGCGTAGTACAAAGGGGTTCCAGATGTGTTCGCGCTTCGTGATCTTCGGTCCAACATTTCGCCTTGACTTATCATCTCAAGCGATGACGTGTTTCCACTGATAATGCCAAACCGAATAATCTGCAAAAAGTCGGCTGGGACTTCGCTATAGCGAGAATTAAGATTAGCATTGCTGCGCTTTTCCTGACGCCAATGCCTAACCGTGCGGTTCATGCTCGCTTCCGCCAGCGATATAAACGTAGGCACAATCGCCGTCATGTCGTCGCGGTCGAGAAAGTCCGAAATTGTAGACTTTAAATTAGTGTATGTTGTAATTACCATTTAACGCGGCCCTTGCTTGTTTGGTTGCGCAGACTGTCCAGAGGCCGACAGGTTTGCAACGTCAGAGGCCGACATGTTCGCAACGTCATTAAAACTATAATTTCTTATTTTAATTAAATCCATTCGGCGCTCAGCGTCACGCCTAGCGATTTCTTCACCCGTGAGTATTTGGTCTAACGGGACGACTGTCCCCCTTTCGGATAGCAGACCTTGACGCGCCGGGGAATAGCTTTCGCCCGCGTAAGCGTTAGGCTGGACCGGCAAAATGCTTTCTGGGCTGATAGCCTTTTGCGCTCCTAACATGCCGCCTTGGTCAACTTCGTTCTGAGAGCCAGAAGAGTTGAAGCCCCCGCCGTTAACCAAGTCCATATACCAAGGAACATATTCACGGCTCGTCGGGTCAAAGTATCCGGGGAGCTTGTCGGTAAGTGTCTCCTGCATCTGAGCATCGCCAAAATTACCAGCCTCCGCAGGGCCGCGAGTGCCGAGCAAAGACTTTAAGCCGCCCAAGCCAAGGTCAGGGGAAGTTTCAGTTTGGCCGCCGCCTTTTGACAGGCCGCCACCACCTAAAGTTTCCCTCAAGCTATCTAAAACACTCATGTCAACCCCCTTGCATCCTCGAACTATAGCACATCAAATTTTATTATGCGATACCCTGCCACATAAGCGACTTACAGAATTTTTTGGCTTTCATCTTAATAATTTCCCGACTTTTGTGCGCGGTTGACCAGCGCGTCTAGTGCATACATATCTGCTACTGTAACAATCCTTGCTTGTATTGCTCTTCATTAGCACGTTTCTGCATTTCTTGTAAGGCTAGTAAGCCGCCGGGGATAGATGCAATTGCCGCCGATAAGTTCTTCAAGTTAGATAAACGCGGATCAAAGCGGGCAAATCGACTGCGGATTTTTTGCGCTTCTTTTAAGTTGATTACATCGGAAGGCATGGAGGCCCGTGCCGCTCTAGCCTTTGCCTCGTCTGGCGTTTCACCTAAATATGTTTTTACATTTGGGCCGCGATCAACAATGTCTGCAAACATAACGCCGGGCGAACCCTCCTGCGAAGACTGACCCGCAATAAAGTCTGTATTGAACGGCCTATCATTGTTGTCGTACTTCATGTATTCAAATTTGTCAGGAAGTCCACTTTCGGGTATTCTGTTGAAATTGGACCCGCCGCCCTCAACTCTAGGAAAGTCACTGGCGCCTCTAACAGAGACCGGATAGATTTGCCCGCCGTCCCTGCTGACGTAACTGTCCGCAACGTCGGGGCTGCTTGACAAGAACGTGCCTCTAGAGCTTCTGTCAAAGCCCGAAAAATCAAGATTTGATCCGTGGAAATAATCTCCAGCATATTCTTGCTCAGAAGCCCGCGCCAATCTGGAAGCCTCATCCATCGGAAGGTCCATTCCAGTTGCTCCGCTTTGGTACAACTCAAACAATTCCATTTCGTCATTAGGCGTCAGCTTGCCCAGCATCTCATCGGTAACTTCGTCAGCACGGCCAGACGCTAGTAAGCCAGAGACTTCCTGTGCTGGGGATGAGGTTGGTGTTACAGGGTCAAGATCTTTCGGCTTCAACCGCACATTACCCAGCAGCGAACCCATTGTATTCGGGTCAACCTCAACCCGCTTGGCCGTATCAAGCAAACCACGCGTGCCAGCCTTAACAGCTTTAGCAGCCGCATCGCCAACGCCGGGTATCAGGCCAAGCACAGTCGTCCCACCTAACAATCCGACCAGACCCCAATTAGGGTTTTCTGACGTTGCTTCTTCCCAAAGCTCCTTTGCGGCCATTGCGTCGCCAACTATCGGCGTCATTTCAGCTATAAATCGGGCTGCATCCATTGCTGTGACTTCTGGAAGGTCTACGGCTAACTTTTTGCCCTCAGCCGCGTACCCGGCGTAGTCTTCCTCTGAAAGCAATCCAGCCATAAAAACAGTCCTCTAATTTTCAACACATTAGCACATTTGTTCCACAAAGGCTACGCAAGGTAATGTTACAATTCGTCAATACTGTCCATAAGCTTTAACATCCTTTGAGAAAGCTTCCAAGTGCCAGAGCGCCAGCGCGCCGCAAACTGCGCGTCCTCAAGCTCTAGGCCCCGGCTAACATAATATTTAATCCATCGCGTCATTATAATATTTTTCATTTTAGGTGACAAAGTGTCAAAATTTATTTTCATCATGCAATACCTTTTAAGTTTCGCTTGATGGATTTTTTCCAGCTTGACATTGAGCCAGAAAGCGCCGTCGCCGCGTCCGAGGCCATTGTAAGGCATAAGGCGTCAGCTAGGTCAGGAGACTTTAAACCGCGCTTGCGCATTTCGTCTTTGCTTTCAGCTTTCATCTTGCCGCTTGGCGTAAATGAAAATCTAATTGCAGTTAGTTCAGACATGAGCTGATCGTCGTTTGGCAATTTGCAAGAACGATCCTCAAGCCAGCCCTTTGCCCGAAACCAAAGCTCAGCGCGCAAATTCATATAAGTTTTACCCATAGCCGGCGCCTCGCTGACATTAATTCCACGAACCGGCGCGCCTAACTCGCGCAGACGGTCAACCACCCCGCCGCCGACGCCAATGCTGTCAACAAGTATCTCGCTGGGTTGCATAGACGGAGATAGGCCCTCATATTCTGCCATAACTCGGCCGACAGTCTGCATTAGATCCAAGCCTTGCCAGCTTGCAATCTCCGTTACCACATTTCCATAGCGCTTACACAGTGCCGTCTTATCGGAGCCGAAGCGGGCGACGTCTAATCCCCAGATAGGCTTTAGGTCAGGTGTAATCTCAATGTCACGGCGAATTGCGCTGTCAACCAAGTGAAACGGAATAATCGTGTCGTCATCCGCCATAGGGAACTCGCCTAGCACACGGATGCGGAATGCGTTGCTCTCCTCGCCGTAACGCGCACGCATTTCGTCAACAAACTCGTCAGAGACAAGCGGGCTGTCTACGCAAGACCAACGCCGGGTCCACCAGCTATCTGACATCCGCGTCTGGCTTTCGTAAAACGTGCCAGAAGATCGCGTTGGGTTAGATAGCAGGATAGTCGTCGCCGCGTGGCCAGACATAGAGCCGGCGGCGGCTTCAAAGACCTTCTCGGGAACACCTGACGCCTCGTCCACGACCAACAGCACGTTTGCCGAGTGGACCCCGGCGAGCGCCTCTGGCGTTTCAGCCCTTGACGTCCGGGCGGAGATAAACGCCTCAGACGGCGCGGCGGCAAGCTCAACGCGGTCAGACTTAACCGTAAGCAACACCTTCAACTGCTCAGGCAACTCATTAATCCATCGCTTTAACTCAGCAAACAAAGCGTCAAAAAGTTGCCCGCTAGTCGGCGCCGTAACCACAACTTTGTTTGGGAAGCGGAGCAAGACATACCAAAGCATCGCCCAGCTTGCCGTCGTAGACTTGCCAGTACCGTGGCCAGAACGGACAGACATTTTACGCTCACCAGTGGCCAACGAATTAAGAAATTCGGCTTGGTAGTCGTAAGGAGTGGCGCCCAGAACCTCCGTGACAAATAAAACAGGATCGTCGCGGTAGCGCAGCACAAATTCGTCAAATGGGTTAGCTTCAGCCATCTGTGACATCCTCACAATCCGCATCAATGGCCAGCGCCTCACGCTTGCGGTCTTCAGCGTCGATCCCGTCAAGATCAGAATTAACTTTGCGCAAGGCGTCCAAGTGCATGTCGCTAATGGAAATCGTCACGTTCGTCTGAGGCCGGTTCCCGTACCTCTCCTGATTGTAAGATCCAGCCATGAATTTTCGCCATTGCACCTTCTCACGCGTGGCGGCAATTTCACTGGTTGTGCTTCCGCCGTCTAGCCGGTCAACCATGCCCAAGCCCTCCTCAACCAACGCGTCAGCCGCGTCAGCCCTAGCCTTGCCTAAGACGCTGGCATACTCCGGGATAGAATTAATCGAAGTGCTGAAGTATTGCCGGTTGCACTCGTAATCAGCGGCAAATTGCGTCATGGTCTTGCCCGAAGCAATCTCATTATACAAATAGTCAGCGCCGCCGCGCTTCTGTATGTCGTCAAGTATGCGCTTGCGTAGCCTTCGGCCTGCCATTTATTAAAACTCCCATTTTTTATAATTTTACATTGTAAAGCATATATAAAGCAAGGGGTGCGGGGGTGGGGCTTCCGTGTGCGTAAGAATATACACACACACACCCGCGTAAAATTGTTGGCGGGGGGGGGTCTTTTTGTTTGACCGCCAGCAAAGATGTCATAATCGGTATTATGTTAAATTAATAATGCAATGAATACAGTAGCTTATCTTTTATGGGGTAGCATAACACCTCGCAACGCAAGATCTGACACATTGTTGACACAATTCAGACAAGGTATTGACACATTATGATGGCATCAGATACGCGGACACGCGCCAGCGTTGTTGTCGGTGTATGCCGTACAGCGCTTAGCCCTCACGCTGACGTATAGCTATGCTCAGTGCATGGTTCTCTCTGGCATGATGTCATCATCAGCTAAACCTATTAGGCACTCAGCGAGGCTCTGCATGACTGAGTTAACGCTTGCCCCATCCTTTATGCGGTCCTCAACGTAATATGTCATCTCCATTAGCTCCTCGTCGCTCTCGTCGTCATCGTAGCATAACAGCTCAAGCCTAAGATCAATCTTATAAGACATAGCGCCCTTCTCGGTTAAAAGAACCCCCCATCGCCAGTGCGTAACCTAAGCGACAAGGGGCAGTTGTGCAGGCCGAAACTATGCTTAGAACAGGAAGGCATAGCCGGGAGAAAGCCCACACTACAATGTAATCTCACAGTGCCTCTAGAGGCAACCCCGCTATTGATCCCCGCTAGAGGCCATCTCACCGGCCAGCGCGGCGTAGCCACAAATATCTACAAAGTTATCTATGTGCGGGATTGTTGACCCGCCCTTGCTACGGCTAACCTTCATCAGCACGAGCATTGCCGCCACGTCAACTGGGCTAATCTCTAAGTTCAGATACGTTGACCAGAACGCGGCTATGCGACCGTGAGACGTCGCGCTGTCTCCGTATGTGTCATGCCTATCTTTGCTAATTAAATCGCCGGCTGTCTGTAATATTTCGTCACGTTTCATTTGCCTTCTCCTCATTCATTTCCAAATAATATTTCGTCGTCATAAATCTTGACGTTTACGATCTTAGCCGCTGGGAACTCATTTGTCACAGCCGCCATCATCTCGTCTGTTTGTGCGCTTAGGACCGCGCAAACGTCAGACAATTGGTAGACTGTCCAAGACGGCCGGGCTTTCCTTATGGCCGATACGTCTCCGGCGGCTAGGAAGCAATATATCTTGTCCTTCCACTCGACGATATGGCCATCAATCTGTGGCGGCTTGAAGCCGTCATCTCTGGCCTTCTGGTTCATCATCTTCAAAGCCTTGATAAGAGACGTCGCCAGATCCGCGCAGAGCGTAAAATCATCTGCCATCATCGCCACATCTAGCTCGGACTTCAATTCACGAAATCTAAGCGCGTAAGACGGCGGCACGCAATCAACCAACGTATCGGCCCACACCGCCGCAGCCCGAGCCGCAGCCACGCTAAACGGAGTGACCGCCGCAGCTACCTTGTAGTGGATCGGGTTTGGATAATCTGTATGCTTGCTTTCAAACTTTCCACGATTAGCCATTGCGGCTTTCGCAGCCGCCGACTTTGTATTCTTTTTCATAATATGATTTTCCCAAGAGCTACATATACAGATGCCTTATAGGCAATCTGTATAATATGTAGGTTAGCGCCAAATGTACATTTCAACCTACATATTTTACATAAATTACATATTTGACTACTAAAACTGTTTACAAACAACAACATAGTTTTCTGTAGCAATATGTAGGTCAACTCATCCGCCCCTCTTTGGCACTGACCCATATTTTGCCCTCATTTTGCACCATATATCCGTTAGCTATGAGCGCTTTTACAGCCGTGGTGTAGGCGCTTGATGGGTTTGTTGACGTCATCTTGCCCATAGTAAATGTGCGCAATTCTGCCTCATCTATGCACCAATATCGCCCACTTTCTGGCCATCCCGGGCCGGTTGGGTTTTCATTGCCGACGCCTTCTCCCCGCAATTGTTTAAACGCCGAAGACACGATCTTCTGATTTGTACCGCTGGGCCGCTTCTGTTGCATGTCGGCAACGTCGTCTGGATCGGCCTCTTGAATGGTACAAGTCGTCACCGGGTCGCCGTCCTCGTCCTTGCCTAGCTCATGCACCTTCAGCGAGAACACAAACGGCTCCTTTGGCTCAAGGTCACGCTGCTTAGTCGCGGTGGCCGTCCTCATATTACCTTCCAGCACCAGTTCAATCTCTGTATCAGTGGCTGCTCTAAGCGAACTGTGGCCCCGCGCACCTTTGGCGGCGTCCTTGCCGTTATGGTGGACTGTACCCATATGTGCGCCGGTCACGTCACGCAGAACGTCTAGGTTTGAGATAAAAGAAGTCATATCTGTCGGCCCGTTTTCGTCACCACCGGCCATTGCCCTTGACAGCGTATCAACAAATATTGCGGCCAGCGGCTCGCCCACATCTTGCTCAATGCTTTTGCACAGCTCAATTAGTCCAGCTAAGTCGGCCTCTGGTCGCAATAGATCAACTGGCGACGGCCTAACCGCCAGCGGTGCGTCCATGATGCCGTACTGCTTGCGTAGTGCCACGCATCTTGATTGAAACGCATTTCCGCCCTCTGTCGCCAAGTACAGCACTGGACCGCCTTTAACCTTGTTTCCCTGCCAATCTATCCCAGCGGAAATGCAGAGCGCCATGTCAAGTGCGAAGAATGACTTGCCGACATTAGACGGGCCATAGATTACCGACATCTGGCCCCGGCCAAGCCAGCCCTTGATTAAGTACGAAGATGTCAGCACAGGCTTCGCATCCTTTAGCCAGAATATCGGCCTTTGTTCTGCGTTAGGTATGATGATAGTTGACTTGGGCTTTTCTGGCTCTGGGATGGCATTGAAGTCTTCGTATGGGTCAGCAGCGGCCTGCACTATTAACTCTCGAACCTCTGTCGGTGTCGGCCGCAATTCGGCTGCATATGTCCTGACGGCCACCCGCATGTCGTTGCCATGTTCAAAGTAGCAATACAAGTCGAACGCGTCACCCCAACAAAATTCAGCGCTGGTTTGGCCTAATTCTGCCGCCATGTCTGAACCTGACAGGCTAACCCAATGCGTGCCAAAATCTTTAGTTGCGTGAGATCCAGATGTCTGCATCGGAGATCGGTAGCTGTCGGATCTACCTTGCTTCTCGTAACCGTGCTGGATCAGCATGTCCGCAATTGTATGGCTACGGTTGAACTCGGAAACTGGGTCAACTTCACCAAATTTTTCTTGATTTTGCGCACGATTTTGCGCACGAATTGCACGCTCGGCCGCTGCCTTCTGCTCTGCTATCTCGGCGTTCTTCCGCCTAAAAATCAAGTTTGCCCAGATTGTGCTTTCCTTTGGCACAAGTAGGCCATCGCCCCTATGGCGCACGCCGTGATAAAATAGTGGATTACCGGCGGCGTCGCGTTTTGCTGGCGGCACGTTGGGTGCGTAGATTGGCTGACCCGTGCGAGACAACGCTAAATCGCAAGTTATACCCTCGGCCCGCATTAGATCGAACAGGGACAACTGAGCATCTACGTAATCCGCGCCGCTGATTGGCTCTGACATTGGGATTAGAACGCGCCACTTTCGGTTGCTTTCACTTGCGCTTGACGATGAATAAATTAAACATGACGTATTCATCGTGACCCGCTCAACGGCTGATTTTAATTCTGTGAGGGATGGGTCGCCCTCATCCACGTCAATGGCTAGGAGCCAATACTCGCCGTTGTCCCTCTGGGCTGCGTGGCTGCGTGCGTCGTGCTGGCGATACGTTGATGGAATAATAAATGAAGCGCTGGTCTTTTCAGTATTCTGCGGCTCATCAACTAATTTTGCAATATCGCTTAAATTAATGCCTTCATATTCTGAGCTTTCGTCCTTAATCCGGGTGTCTAGCGCACCGCGCGCCAAAAGGAGCATTTGCTTGCCAATTTCGCTTTTCTTTGTTAGTCTGTGCATGTTCGGACCCTTCTCCATTCAGTCGGTCTGTTTTCCTAGTGGAACCCCAGTAGTGTCATTTACTACTGGGGTTTTCTTTATTTAAAACGGTATTTCGTCATCATCCAATGCCGCCGCCGGTGCTGCCTTCGTTGGCGACGATACTGGGCCAAAGTCATCCAGAGACGCATCAGCACCGCCAGACATGGTTGTACCGACTTCCTCAAAGTCATCCAAGCCTGCGGAGCCACCATATACTGCGTGCGTAACTTGCACTGTGTCTATAAGTAAGGATATGCCGCCGTTTCCGTCTGGATCAGTAACCGGGTATGCCGTGACCTTGATGCTCCCCTTTGAGCCACCCCAGATAGCCAAATCAGCCATTGGCTGCTTCATGCCATCAATCACACGAGGTTTCTCGCTAAGCGTGCCTTGGCTGTTAGTGCCATTTCTTTTAGCTCGGAACTCAACATTACCGTTTTCCAGCTTTTTCATGCCAAAGACTTTTGTGAAGGGTTCCTTACGATTGCAGCTTTCGTAATGCGTTTTCAATTCTGCATGTAATTTTGCCGCTTCGGCCTTCGGCATTTCCCACGAAATCGAATATGCCGCATTGGACGCCGTTGGGGCAACCGCCTCAGACCGCTTTTCTGCGGTGTTGTAGCGATAAGTTTCATTGAGGCGAGGATATTTAAATTCCACATTTCGGATCATCGTCGGTTTAAAGTCAGTGTTAGCCATCTTCATAGTCTCCTAGTTTTAAAATTCGGCTGCGTCTAATTGCAACCATCTGGGCAGAACAACCACATTAGTTTGATCTGACCAACCAGTATCCCATCTCTGGGCCTCGTTGGCTTTGGCAATCTTTTCGAGGGTCAGGTGCATTTGGTGCTTCCCCCACGCAAGATATTCTGGTGATAGAGTGTTCGTCGATACAGCATAAGGCGCCGATTTTTCAACATTAACGAAAACGAATTGATCAACCTTATGGCCTGCCTGCTGGAGGCAATACAAATAAAACGCCGCTTGAATTGCGTAATTATAAGAAACCATATCCTTTGATACGCCGCGCGGGCTTGCGTCTTGACACGTCTTGAGATCATAGACCACGCCCTTTGCATCCCAAAAACTATCTGGTCGGCACTTGATATTTATCCCAGTTGCAGGGGCCGTGGCAAAAAAGCTGGCTTCATTTATCGTTGTGTCGCCTGCCATTCTTTGGCCCGCTGGGTGGAATAGAACGCTGTCGGCCACATTCCGGGCGAGGTCATAGTCAGTGGCCGTAAGTAACGTGCCGCCGTTTGCCTGCGCCTCTTCGTATAATTCTGTCCAAGCCTTGCCGCGTCGAGTTTCTGGCCCGCGCACCATGCCCTTGCCATCTTCAAGCACCATTGCGTGGACGCAAGTGCCAATGTCGAACACTGTGCTGGACCTATAAACTTTAGATTTCCAGTGCGCCAGCGATTTGCTGTGGACCATCTTCACGTCGCTTGAACTAACCGCGTCTTCGTCGTGGTACTGAGCGTTGGTCATTTTATCTGCGGTTATCATCATTCTACCACCTCAACATCTTTTTCATCTTTAATGCTATTTATCATGTCAATTATTTCGTGTTGGGTTGCTTTTGTCCCAAAGCCTTGTGCAAACGCCTTCATTGTGTGCGGCCAGAAATTTACCTCAAAACCGTTTATGACTGCTTGCACATGCCAAGGTGCTTTTTCGTGGTTAGCAAAATAAAGATTAGAGCGAATTTTCGTCGCATTGATAATAGTCTCAAAATGTAAAAGATTTTCATAATGCTCTGGACATTCATTAAAGGCGTTTTGGTATGTGTAAAGCTGCATCACATTTTCTCCCTAGCAATAAAACAGAAAGTCTCAAAGTCTGTTTCGATTAAACCTTGCCCGCCGTCCATTACGGCTGACAGTGGGATCACACAGCGATTTTGCTTGCGATCATATTTGTAGATCAGGCAAGGTATTTTGCCCTCGCGTTTCGCTGCAACTTCAACCTGAGACCACCATGCAGGCGCCCCGCCGATTGGCCCATCCTTGTACCGCTTCAACTCAAGCGTAAACGGAAAGTCTGGATCGTCGGCGATCAGGTCGGCATGAGCGCCGGCCCGGTATTGCTCAAGGTCTCGCTTAAAGCCTATGCCAAGCTCATCGCGTAGCATATTGGCGATTTCGCGCTCATAGCTTGCGCCCTTGTTGCGACCGTTGACCATC